ACCGCATCGCCGCCTCTCAGGCTGCTTATGTCAAGATCGGTCAATCTGGTGTGGCTGCGGTGGCTGGTGACATGGTGGTACAGCCTGGTGACGCTGTGATCGTTCGCGCCTCTGGCCCTTACGTCGCTGCTCTGCAACAGACGACCGCTGGTGTGGTTCAAATATCTCCGCTTGACGACGTATGATTGACTTCGACGATATCCTGGAACCGGTGATTGATTACAACACCGGGCACATTGATACAGGCGTTCAAACCGCCTCGGGGCTGGTTGACGGCAAGATGGTTTTCAACCGTTTTGCGGACGTAGAACCAACGCTCGATTTGCTCTCCGGGATGCGTCAAATTACAGACGGTAAGGGCAAAGAATTTTGGTGGATTGGTGAAATCCCCAACGTGATTCTTGAAAAGTATCTCAATGAAAACGGGGTCACTTATCAAGAATTTATGACCGATAAATCCCACGCTCGGCGCATATTGCAAAACCCTGACTATAGTAAGTTCAGGGTGTTTGAAGGGTCTTACTGATGCTCGACACGTACGCCAACCTATCGCAAAGCATTGCCGATTGGACAAAACGCACCGATTTAACGGCGTTCATCCCCGATTTCATAACCCTCCTAGAATCCAAGTTCGCCCGAGACCTCCGCATCCGTGCGATGCTGACAACGGCAACCCTCACATCAACGGCAAGCTCTCGAACTCTTGCACTTCCTACGGATTGGCTTGAATTTGACTCCGTTGTCCTGGTCGGTCAGCCTAACAGGGTTTTGACCTACGTCACGAATGAAACCCTGGACAACAACTTCCCCGAAAACGCCACGTATTCAAAACCCGAGGTTTACACAATCGTCGGCTCGAACATGGAACTAGGCCCCGTTCCTGACGCTGCCTATCAACTCGCGGTCACGTATTACAAAAAGTTCGATTCAATCCAGACTGCCGGGACAAACTGGCTCTTGACCAACCACCCTAGCTTGTATCTGTTTGGAGCGTTGATCGAGGCAAGCGCGTTTGGCTTCGCTGATGAACGTCTGCCCCTCTGGGTGCAACGGTTTAATTCTGAGATCGAATCCCTCAAAGTCGCTGACGAGCGTTCTAACTGGTCAGGCTCTGCACTGCGTGTGCGCGTCGCTGTTTAAGGTAAAACCATGTCCGTTGAAACCGCACCCTATATCAACTCCCTGAACACCGCTCTCCCTGCGTCAAACGACCCAAAGAGCGAAGGCGATGACCACTTGCGGGTGATTAAATCCGCTGTCAAGGCGACATTTCCGAATATCACGGGCGCGGTGACGGTCACTCAAACAGACCTCAACACAGTCCCCAACCTTGCCCCCAAAGCCTCCCCGGTGTTCACGGGCAACCCCACAGCGCCGACTGTTTCAGCGTCTGATAACACCACAACCCTGGCCACCACAGCAATGGTGCAGGCGGCTCTTATCGCCTCTACGGGCATCGGTGGTCAGCTCCCCGGTCAATCGGGCAATGCAAATAAGTTCCTCAAGACCAACGGCTCTGTGGCTAGCTGGTCAGACGATTCCCGCATCAAACTAGCACCCCTCTCTGGTGGCACGCTCACAGACCCCAACTCACACTACACAATTGCAGCCAACGCTTCGTACACCCTCCCTGACATAACGGGCACAGATTCATTCGGGCTAATCTATCCCTCCAATTCCACGGCAGTCCCCACAACGGTGACAACCTCTGACGGGTGGTCGGTGGCTACGGGTGCAACTGCTGGTGCTCTTAGGATAGTTCCTCCGCTTTCCACAGTTACCGCACACGGGATATGGGGTTCAGGTGTGTCTATGACGCCACCCGCGCTTGCATCAATCACGGTATCTGGTAACGGCGTACTCGGCACAGCCCAGCTAGATACCAACCTCGTCGTAGTCATTCATCGGACTGCGGGTCAGGTTTACGCTGTTGCGATCAACACCCTGACAAACACGGCAGGCGCTCCGATTGCGATGATGGCCTACAACAACGCCACAGGCTTTGGGGTGTGGGCTGATAGCACGACCACATTTGTTGTGGCTTGTAACTCTGGCCCAAGCAATACAAGTTTTCAGGCTGGCTCAGTCTCCGGAACGACGATTTCCCTCGGAACTGCGGCTGTATTGAGTAAAGATTCAATCAACACAATCAAGCTCAATAACGGCTTGTATGTCGCCAACACAAACCAGACAACAGGCTTGATTGCCCTCACGGTTTCGGGTACGACAATCACGGCGGGAACTGCGGTGGCTGCGGGGGCGTTTAATGCTGCTGCTGGCAATCAATACATCGCCCGTTCATCCAACACCGAATTCCTGCTGGCTGTATTGGCTACGGGTGGCGGTGCAAACGCTCGCGCCCTATCCGTCTGCATCGGCTCGGTATCAGGCACCACGATCACGCTTAATGCCACCTCAGTGGGCACAAACATCGAGGCCAATGGCGGCTTAAACGTGGTTGCGGCTTACGATGACGGTGTGTCTTACATCGCTGTCTGTATCAACGGCACCACGGGCACTTCTGGCGATTTTTACGGCATCTCTGTCTCAGGGACGACTGCAACTCTAGGTACCGTCACAACCCGCACCACAGATCTTCCTGCGGTGTATGACAAGTCCCGCTATATCTACAACCCTGCCAAGCCGCTGATTAAATACAACAGCACGACGATGCTATTCGGGCATAAGGCAACTGTTGGTATTTACGCTGTAACGATCTCGGGCACAACCCTGACATTCGGCGCAGCTTTTGCCCCTTATGGTGGTGTGGCTTCAAACTTCGTAACCGATTTCACCGGGGCGAATATCTACTCCATCGGCCCGGCGGCGTTTGATAAATTGTCCGTCACGGGCACAACGGTAAGTTCATCCTTCCAGGTGGCTGCTGTGCCCACAATCGTCATCTCCGACACGCTCACAGATGCGGCAGTCAACTACGGCGGTACATGGTACACCTGGGCGCTGCCAACCATGCTCACCGCGCTTACTTCAAGCAAGTGGCTACGCTCCACAGGCGCAACTAACCTCACCATGTCAGGGCCAATCGCATGATTTATCCAGTCGGTTACATTGACCCCCGCGAGATAGCCAAAGCTGCTCGCACGGATGCCGTCTCCCGGATTACGGTGACGACCTCGGCGGGGCACACGTTTGACGGCGATGAGATTTCGCAAACCCGAATGGCTCGGTCGATCATTGCCCTACAAGCCACCGGGACACCAACCGTTAATTGGGTGCTGGCTGACAACTCTGTGATTCAGGCAACTCCGAACGAACTAGCCGAAGCCCTGGCGCTGTCCGGCGCGGCTCAAGCGGCTATTTGGGTGATTTAATGCGGGCGAAAATTGAAAACTGCGGCAGCGGGATAAATAGCGACCTCACGCCAGAAGAAATTGGGCCGGGGTTTTGGAATATCTCGCAGAATATGCGCTTCGCTGACGGGTACGCCACTCGTTTTCGCGGAATGGCGCAGGTTTTCAACACTCCGGCTGTCACGCCTTATTTCCTCACTCCCTACGCGACAACCACAGCCAGATACTGGATACACGCCGGGACTAATGCGGTTTACGCTGATGACGGCACAACCCGGACAAATATCACAGGCACAGCGCCCACAGGTGGCATTGATAACCGTTGGTCAGGCGGGTCAATTAACGGGGTTTTGATTCTCAATAATGGGGTGGACAACCCGATATATTGGGCAGGCACGGGTACTCTGGCAACCATCCCCGGATGGACGGCCACCTGGAAAGCGGCTGTACTTCGCCCTTTCAAAAACTTTATCGTTGCGTTAAACATAACCAAAAGCACGACCAATTACCCCCACATGGTTAAATGGTCAACCACGCTAAACCCTGGCTCGATTACGGCTGCGGGTGATTGGGACGAAACGAACCCGGCCAAAGACGCGGGTGAACAAGACCTGGCGGAAACCCCTGATTTGCTGGTGGACTGTCTGCCAATGGGCGACCTGAACATCGTCTACAAAGAGCGCTCAATGTACGCCATGAGCTATGTCGGTGCGCCTTATATCTTTAGGTTCCAAAGGCTCCCGGGTGATGTAGGGATGTTGGCTCCCGGTTGTGGTGTGAACACTCCAGCGGGTCATGTTGTGTTGGCTGCGGGTGATGTGATCGTGCATAACGGTCAAGGCGCTCAGTCAATCGCAAACGCAGTCATTCGGGATTACATATTCAAAAACATTGATTCGACCAATTACAAGCGCTCGTTTGTTACCGCGAATCCACAAAGGAACGAAGTTTGGGTGTGTTTCCCCTATGGGGTATCAAGCACTTGTAATACCGCTTGTGTTTGGAATTGGGTCAGCAAAACCTGGTCTATCCGTACGCTGTCAAACGTGACTTATGGGGCGTTCGGTCAATTTAATATCTCGTCCACAAACACATGGGCGGCAGATACTCAGACCTGGAACTCAGACGCGACCTCATGGAACGAAAACGAGTATTCCCCGGCTGAAGCTCGTTTGCTTATGTCTCACTCCACTCCTTTAATTAGCCTGGCTGACACTGGCACAACAGATTTCGGCTCACTGATAAACGCCACCCTGGAGCGGTCAGGGATGCACATGGACGACCCCTATAGTATGAAGGTTTGCCGCGGGATATTTCCGAGGATTGACGGACAAACCGGGGGGACTATCACAGTGGAAATAGGCGGCTCGATGGTGGCTGATGCGCCACCTACCTGGTCGGCTCCAGTGACATTCAGGATTGGCGTCGATCAGAAAATAGATAGCTTTGCATCGGGTAGGTATCTCTCCGTGAGATTCACCAACGCCGATTATTCACCCTGGCGAATTAGATCTTTT